TTAGATGCTGTATTGAAAAATAAAAAAACTGAAGCTTATTTAATTGCTTGTTCTATTACAGAAACAGCACAAGAACTTGAAGACTGGGCCAGCAAAAATAGTGTCCACTAAAAATGAAAAGAAGTCACTTGATAAGATTGCAAGACTCGGATGTATTCTGTGTTCCGAAGTCCTTGGGATTGAAGGCTCAGAGGCAGAACTACATCATTGTCGCAGGTACGGCTCTGTCAGGTCTGCATCCCCTATCTTGCCATTATGCCCAGAACACCATCGGGGAAACTCTGGTGTTCACGGATTGGGTACAAAAGGTTTTGAAGTTAAATGGGGAGTTACCTACGAGAAGTTGTTGGAGGCAGTCAATAAAAGACTTGGAAAAGGAAATGAAGAATGAGTTGGACTAATGAAGCGCAAAAAAAAGTTACAGATCAATATCGTGATAACTGGGATGCTATTTTTAAAGCTCCAAAGGATCAAAGCCCAATTCAGACGAGATATGGTGCGCTCTATTACGGAACTCCTTATCATGGTGTGTCCACTTGTCAGTCTTGTGTCGGCTCATGTGTATGCACTCATGACAAAGCACCCTAATAACAGTATCTAAATGACCACACCTAGCAGATGAAATAGTTATAACGTGTTCGTACTTTTCCCCATCATCATATAAATAACTTCCCATTACCGCTTGATTTTGGTCAACAATAAAGCATATTTCTTCTGGTAACGGCATATTCCAGCGTGTAAATGGTCTGCAGCAATAAATTGCCGAATATAAGTTACGAAGGATTGATGGTGTTAACTTCATACTCTTTGAATTTTGCCACGGAAGTCTATTTCATCTTCACCGCATACACGAATAATCTCAGGTTGAAGCATTTTTTTGCGATCAAACGATAACATTACAAATCCGCTATTCCAGTCTTTAGGAGTATCTTCTGTGTACGCAAACTGTTGCCCCATAGGGTCAGCTAAAGTACCTGTCTGGACACCCCATCGTGTGCCGTTGTAATCATTAAATGGAATAGAAGAAAGCACATGAGTATGCCCAGTAATCATATTTACGCCAGCATTGACTGCGTTGTTTCTACCGCCAGTCCAACCACCTTTCCAACGATGTTTAATGCAAGTATCTTCATTTACCCAAAATGACCAACAAGGCTGCCACATAGGAAAATAGTCTTTAAGGTTAGTGCCACGCACACCTTCAAACGATGGAAGATTAGCAATAATTGACATTTCTAAGCGTTGGTCGTGATTTCCCATAGGCCAAAACAACTTAGCACCTTTGGCTACCGCTTCAATTTCGCCCAAATAATACTGACAAGCATCTAATTCTTCTTTAACTGTAGGAATCTTGTTCCAATCTTGGCGTGGAAAACGGCTTAAATTAGCCCCATCCAGCGCATCTCCATTACAGACTATAGCGGTAGGCTTAAACTCTTTAATCATCTCTAAAAGTGCTTTAAACGCTGTGGTGGTATCGTCAGGCCAAAAGTGTGCATCACTAAATACAATTACTCGACCTTTTTCAATATCCATGCCTCTGCGAGTATGACCAGGCGTTTGCTCAATTTTTTTAGCATATGCTGGATTTTGACTTGCAAATGTATCTAATGTTATGCCAAGCTTGTTTTCTAGCGTTCTTCTTCTAGCCATTACATTACGAATGGCAATATTGTTTATTTTTGCAAATTCTGTGGGGCTGCCAATTTTATTCCAAGATTCTATCCATTGTTCATCAGTTAAATGATAACCAGCCATATAAGCCCCTTTTGATGTAAAGTAATGAAACACTATCACATAATTATATATAATCAATGACTTATGCTAAAAGAGTTGACTCAAATCATTCAATTGTTGTTAAAACACTACGGGATTTGGGGTGTTCAGTATTTGATACTAGCCGTGTTGCTGGTGGTTTCCCTGATTTGGTCGTAAGTTTTAAAAATGGTAAAACAGTATTGGTTGAAGTAAAAAGAGATGCCAAAGCTCCTTATACAAAATCTCAGGTTGAATTTTTAAAAAACTGGCAAGGCAAAGTTTGCAGAATTCATGATATTGAAGGCGCAATTAATCTCGTAAAAACTCTTGAAAAAGAGTAAAATAGTATTATTATTCGTAGTGTATTAACCCCATCTTAAAGGAAAAATCATGGGAATCATGGATTCAATGAAGGGCACTAAAGGCGCATCAGGTGAAAAGTTACCTAAAGGCGTTAATGCTTCTGATATGTCTGGCGAGCGCAAGCAAAAGCTAATTGGTGGCGTTGCTATGGGCAAAATGGATGCAATGGGTTCACGCCCTTTGAGCCACGCTGGCAACTTTGAAGGCAAACTAGGCGAGTTGAATGACGGCAATATGGGTGAGCGTGAATGCTATTCCCATAAGCGCACTCCACACGCACAAGACGAGAAGTAATAAAACTACAGCCCATAGCTCTCGGTAAAGGGCTACAGGCTGTATAACCACAATAACTAGGTAGAGTTAGCATGGCTAATGTAATTATAACTAAAAATTACCTTCACGAGCTATTTCAGTATCGTGAGGGTAAATTGTATTGGAAAGTTGCTTTAACTGTTGATAAAAAATCAGTTCTTATAGGTTATTTTGGGGATTTAGATTTAGCTGGATTGGTAGCAAAAGAAGCAAGAATCAAACATCACGGGGAGTTTGCAAGACATGAGTAATGAAAGCTATAATTGGAAGCCAATGGCTGATAAGATAATTGTCAAGCCAGATGTTCGTGTTTTAAGCTCTGTTATTATCGTAAATAACAAAGAAGCGGAAAACATGGGAACAGTTGTTGCTGTAGGGCCTGGCAAGAAATTGTCATCCGTAAAACGAGAAGAAATGCCTATTGAAGTAGGTCAAAGAGTTCGTTTTGGCACTATGAATGACGATCCGAAAGAGGAATATTTGAAGTTTACGCCTGTGATTCACAATGGTGAGAAATGTTTAATAATGAGTTGGCAAGACATTTGCTGGTCTGAATAGGGGGAAATATGATTAAATGGATTAAAAGCTTATTTGCAAAAGAAACGCCTAAAGCAGACTTGCCTTGGCCGTTTCCTGTTGAAGTTGTTGTAAAAAAACCACAGTTGAAAAAAGCAACCACGAGAAAGAAGAAAGAAATGGCTACTAAACCAGGTCTATACGCCAACATCCATGCCAAACAAGAGCGTATCAAGAAAGAAAAGACAGAAGGCAAACCTGTAGAAAAGATGCGTAAGCCTGGCACTAAAGGTGCGCCTACAGCTAAAGCATTTAAAGAATCTGCAAAAACAGCGAAAGGTAAATAATGCCATTAAAAAAATCAACCAGCGCCAAAGCGTTCAAAGAAAACATTAAGACAGAAGTAAAAGCAGGTAAACCAGTAAAACAAGCTGTGGCGATTGCATACAGCGAAAAAAGAGAAGCAGCTAAGAAAGGCAAAAAGAAATGAGCATTGAACAAAAAGTAATTAATTTCACATTAGATCAGATTAATGAACTATTAACAGAACTAGGCAAATTGCCTTATATCCATTCTGCTCATCTAATTGCAGGTATTAAACAGATTGCTGAACCACAGTTTGCAGCTAGTGTTGCAGAAAAACAACAGTCTGAAGATACTCCTAAAGAACCTGATACATCGTTATCATAGTGTTGTAAAAAAACCACATAATCAATAACATGGAAATTGAGTCAAAAAAAGTAGGTGCGCCTCTTGGTAATAAGAACAATACCAAGAATAAGCTGTTCTTTGATCAGATTAAAAGGCATTTGACTCAAAATCCACAGAAATTAGAAAAGATTGTTGAAACGCTTGTTGACTCTGCTCAAGATGGCGAAGCATGGGCAGTAAAAGAGATTATGGACAGAGTTGATGGCAAAGCGCATCAATCTACAAGCATTGAAGATGCAGACGGAAACAATCTTCTGCAAGCTATCGAAGTCAGGTTTGTAAAGCCAAGTGAGTGAAATATCTCAAGACATTAGGGAAGCTGTTAGTGCGGTTGATTTTCCAATCAAGCTACAGATGCTTTTCGATCCATGCAGATATAAGGTTCTTTATGGTGGTCGTGGTGGGGCTAAATCTTGGGGGATTGCTCGTGCTTTACTGGTTATTGGGGTAAAGAAGCCAACTAGGGTGCTATGCGCTCGTGAGTTCCAAAATTCAATAGGTCAATCAGTTCATAAACTGCTATCAGACCAAATCATTTCATTAAAACTAGAATCATTCTATGAGATTACACAGAACTCTATACGAGGCAAAAATGGCACAGAGTTTGCGTTCGTTGGCCTCAAAAACAATATTACGAACATTAAGTCCTATGAGGGTGTGGATATATGCTGGGTCGAAGAAGCGCAGAGTGTATCTAAAACATCATGGAACATTCTTATTCCTACGATCCGTAAAGAGCAGTCAGAAATATGGATATCGTTCAACCCAGAGCTTGAATCAGACGAGACCTATCAAAGATTCGTGGTATCGCCACCAGAAAATTGCAAAGTTGCAAAGATTAATTGGTCAGACAATCCCTGGTTCCCTGATACGCTTAGATTAGAAAAAGATGCTTTATTTAGCAGAGATAGAGAAGCCTACAACACAGTTTGGGAAGGTGTATGCCGTCAGACAGTAGATGGTGCTATATTTGCCAAAGAAATGACAATGGCAGAATTAGACGGAAGGCTAACCAATGTACCTTATGATCCAATTAAACCTGTTCATGCTGTATTTGATTTGGGCTGGGCAGATGCTACTGCTATTTGGTTTGTTCAGTTTATTGCTCAAGAAGTCAGATTAATTCGTTATTACGAAAATAGCCAAGAAACAATAGCGCATTACATTGCCAAGATGCAATCCTATGGATATGTATATGACACTATTTGGTTGCCACATGATGCAGGCAACAAAACATTAGGATCAAACGGCAAATCTATTGAGGAAATAGTCAGAAACACGGGTTATAACACTAGGGTAATTGAAAGAACGCCTATTGTTGACTCAATCAACGCTGCTCGTATGATGTTTACTAAATGTTGGTTTGATCGTGCTAATACTCATGATGGCTTGCAATGCTTACGGCATTATCGCTACGATGTTGACCCAGATACCAAACAATTTAGTCAAAAACCACTTCACGATTCCTACAGTCATGGTGCAGACGCATTTCGCTATATTGGATTAATGGTCAACGAACCTAGAAAAGCCCCAAAACAAAAAGCAACTTATAACCTACCTAGCTCATGGATGGGCTAAAATGTGTAGTAAAAATACGACAAATGTCTTAAAATCGGGCAAAGATTAAGGAATCCTTATGGCATACGATAGCGTTGCAGACTCACAATCAGATGGCAGAATTGAAGAAGCCAAGCAGTTTTTAAGGCTTTGTAACGATTCTGATAGCAACAATCGTGCTGAAGCGTTAGATGATGTGAGATTTGCAGCAGGCGATCAATGGCCTGTA